TTATTTTAGATTTTTCACTTTTACAGAGGGATATGAAAAATTATTGAAAATGGTTTAAGAAGTCAAAGCGGTGATTTGTATTCGATTGATATAAATGTTATAGATACTGGACACTTTACAAGATTGGCGTATGAGTTTATTCAAAATGAAAACAATCCTTTTATTGTAGGTATTAAAGGTTATGCCGAAGACGAATATAGAAAAGTTTCAAAAGACACTCCGATTATTAGCCGTTCCCGTGAGAATTTTGGTAAATTATTCATACTTCAAGTAAATCAATTAAAGGATATTTTCGCTTCAAACATTAAATTACGCATGGGAATGGATGGTTATCAACCGAGTGGATTTATGAATTTTCCACAACCAGAACAAGGTAAATATACAATGCGAGGTTATTTTAGCCATTTAGAAGCAGAAAAAAGAGTTCCATTAGAAAAAGATGGTCAAGAGGTTGGTTTTGCTTGGAAAAAGAAAAGCACAAGTATTGAGAATCACTTTTTAGATGTTGGGGTTTATAATTTGGCTGCAAAAGAAATTTATATCGATATATTAAGGCGTTCAGATAGCAAATATAGTCGATTGACTTTTGAGGAATTTGCACAAATGATTGAATAATTTTTTTAATTAAAAAACATTTATTACATTTGGCTTATAGTTTGTTAAAGTTTTTATAGTTATGCATTTCTTTTTATGAATTTGGTTAATTTAAAAAAGGGAGGTTTAGTAGAAAATCCATTCAATTAATTTGAGTGGATTTTTTCGTTTAATAAAAAAAACTTAATATTTATTTTGTGGTTTAAAATAAATTGCTAATTTAGCAGTCTTATATAAAAACACTTTGATTAAAAAAGTAACTAACCTAAAACAAAACTTATGAAAAAGTAATTTAAAAATCATTTAAAATTTTGGTTAATTTTAAAGTTAATAATGTAAAAATCCGTTCAGATATTTTTGAACGGATTTTTTTTGTAAGTTTGTAAAGATAAATTAATTAAGAAGTTATGAACGATGGATTGTACACAATATCGCAGTATATTGAATGTAGAACTACCTTAAATGATAAGATAGTTGCTATAAATAATATAATTTCTGCAATGGAACTTAAATTATTAGATTCAGTTTCTCAATCTGGATATATAGAAATGAGTATTGATGATGGGCAAATGAAAACAAAAGCCGTTTATCGTTCGATGCAAGATTTAGAAGCTGGATTACACGCATTAGAAAAATTAAAACAACGATATGTAAACCGATATAATGGTCGTTGTGTAACTTTAAGAGGTGGAAATATTTAACTTATGAAAATACCATTTACAAATATACAGATAGGCACTTCACTTGAAGAAAAAGAAGTTGAAGTAAAAAGCGATGCGATGTTTGATTTAGGTGGTTCGTTAATTTACGGACAAACTTATCCAATAGTAAGCAAGTCGTTTGATGGAGAAAAAACGCCAGGAGAATTAGGGGTTGTTTTAAATTCAGTTCCAGATTATAATCGTTTGAGAATACGTGCTTATGATGCTGAAATGCGAAGCGATTTAGTTAAGATTCTTACTGAGAGATTTTTCCAATGGGTTTTAGGTTCTGGATTAAAACTACAAGCTGAGCCAAATACTGATTTATTAGAATTAGAGAATATTAATGAAGATTGGGAGGCTTTTAAAAAGTCTGTTGAATCGAGATTTAATGTGTATTCAAAATCTAAATTTTCTGATTATTCCAATATGCAAAACCTACACCAAAAAGCATTAGAGGCTTATAAAACGGCTTTTATTGGTGGTGATTGTTTGATTATTTGTAGAATTGAAAACTCTATTTTAAATGTTCAGGTTGTTGATGGTACTCATATACAGACTCCATTTACTACAAATTATATAACCGAAGCTACTGCACGTGGAAATTATATCGCTCACGGAATTGAGATAAATCCAAAAGGTGAGCATATTGCTTTTTACATTAAGAAAAAGGATTTAAAATTTGAGAGAGTTGCGGTTTATGGTGAAAAGTCAAAACGTAAATTAGCTTGGTTAATTTATGGTGAGAAAAAGAGAGTTGATCACGTAAGAGGAATTTCTCAATTATCTCAAGTTTTAGAAAAGTTAAATAAGTTGGACCGTTATACTGAGGCTTCAGTTGGAAAAGCGGAACAAGCTGCAAATATTGCTTACACTATTGAACATGATAATTATTCTACTGGTGAGGGGATATTAGAAAAAGCAGTTCAGCAAAAAATGAAAGTTTCTGGTACGGTTCAAGATGGATATGTTTTGGCAGATGGACTTGCTAATAGAATTTCAGAAACTACATCAAATCAAACTTTTAATATGCCGGTTGGGGCAAAAATGAAAGCTTTCGGTACTCAAATCGAAACTAATTTTGAACAATTTTATAGTGCAATTTTAAATACATTATGTGCGAGTATTGGAGTTCCTTCTGAGGTCGCAATGCAAATGTATAATTCTAATTATTCAGCAAGTAGAGCCGCTATAAATTCATTCGGATATGTTGTTGATTTAGGTAGAGATAAATTTTCAGAGGATTTTTACAAGCCAATTTACAAACTTTATTTAGAGTTAGAAGTTTTAAAAAACAAGGTACCAGCGCAAGGATTGATTTTAGCTTTACAGAAAGACGATTTAATGATTATTGAGTCTTATAGCCAATGTAGATTTATTGGTAAGAATATGCCACATATTGACCCGTTAAAAGAAGTAAAAGCAGTTAAAGAAATGATTGACTTAGGAATTATTTCACGAGAGCAAGCAACTGAGGATTTAAATAAAGGTGATTGGCAAATCAATAATGAGAAAATTAAAAAAGAAGATACAGTAATTTTTAAACCCGTAATACCAGAGGCAAATGGCACAGTTTAAAGCACAAACCACAAATACTAATAATGTTTGGGTTGCAAGTAAAAGATATAAAGTAAATTCCGTTGTAACACATAGCGGAATTGAGTATTTAAATACAACTGGAGGCAATTCTTTGCCAACTTTATTAACTGATTGGTTAGTATGTAGGCAACCAACTGGACCAACTTACACACAATCAGAAACTGATACTCTTTTGTTAGCTAAAAGAAATAAAACATCTACTGGTTGGGAGTCTATTGATGACACGTTGCATACGGTTGGAAGTCCTCAAACGATAAATGAAGGAGTTACTGCTAACTTGTCTAATAATAAAGGAGCTATTAAAAACAGTAATTTACCAAATGGACACTCTACTTTTTTTGATTCTTCAACTTCAAAGGTTTTACCAGTTACAGAAAATGATTTTATGTCATGTTCTTTTATGTTTAAGGCTAAGAATAATAATGTTGATGGGCATTTTACTATTTTTATTGATATACCAGGATTAGGAGAAAGATTTAATTCAGTTCAGAGATTTCCAAAAGGAGCTAATGTTGAGCATCCTTTTAATATTACCATCAATAATTATGTATCAAATTCATTTAAAACTAATGGAGGTGTTGTTAAAATAGTTGCAGATTCTGGAAATTTATCTATTTATGATAAGCAATTCAGATTTTGTTTAATGCATCCAGCAAATTAAAAATAATTATGAAACAATATAATTTTAAAGACGTATTGGCTAATGATAGTTTTGGAGAAAAAAACCTAACTATTAAAAATGGTGTTTTGCCAATTGATTTAACTGGTGTTTTAATTAAAATTCAGTTTAGAAAATCAATGAAAACTGGAGTTGTTGCAAAGACATTAACTGAAACTGATGGAATAAATATTTACGATGCAGTAAATGGACTTTTCAGAATTGAAAGTTTTATTGTTAATTTTGTCCCAGACATTTACTATTACGATTGCCAATTTACATTTACGGATGGTAGGGTAATGACTTATTTTGGCGGATATTTAAAAGTAATTCAGGACGTAACTCAAAATACATAATTATGGCTTGTGAAAATATAGTAATAACGATAGAAGAAACAAACGAAATCATTACAATTATTGTTAATGATTTTACTGTATCTAATATTTTGAGTGAAGATGCTGGAAATTATGCTGAATTAGGAACTGATGGAAAAGTTTATGTTCCAACACCTACGGTTGGTGCGCAAAATCACTCTGAATTAAATTTAGATGATGGAACAAATCCACACGGAACTACGAAAAATGATGTCGGATTAGGAAATGCAGATAATACTTCAGATTTAGGAAAACCAATTTCTACGGCAACTCAAACGTCTTTAAACGCTAAACTTTCAAACGATGCTACAACTTACACACCAGCAACTTTACCATTAACGGGTACTGAAGTTGCGGTATTAAACGACGGCACGAATTGGGTTAAAATTACTTGGAATAATATCATTTCTTCTTTAAGTTCTGTTTTTCAAGTAATTGAAAAGTTAGTAACCAACGCAACCGTAACGGGTAGTTATGCTATTGATTGGACGAACGACGTTTGGGACTTAACACTTACTGGAAATACTACTTTAACAGAGTCTAATTTACCAGCGAGTGGAAAAACAAAAACTATTACTTTGAATGTTTCAGGGAATCACACTTTAACTTATCCAACAGATTGGACTGATTTTATTACGGGTTCTTACGATGGTGTAGCAACACTAAACACAATAACAATTCAGTACTTCGGAACTGGTAAATATAAAGTATTAATCGTACAACCAACGTAGTTATGAGTAAGAAAATGTTTTTATATGTAAATAGTGCAAGTGGGCTAGACCCTGATGCAGAAGCTTTTTTAATAGCTACTGGAATATCAGACGCCACAATAACAAGTGCTATAAATACATTGGTTATTGATTTAAAAATAGCTGGGATTTGGGCAAAGAAAATAGCTATATATCCCTTAGTTGGCGGAACAGCTTTTACTCATAAATTCAACTTGAAAAATCCTTTAGATACTGATGCTGCTTTTAGATTGTCTTATGTTGGTTCTCCCACTCATTCATCGAACGGAATGAGTTGTGTTTCTGGTCATTCAAATACAAATATTGTCCCATCTTCAAATATGGTTTTAAATAACACGAGTTTATCTGTTTACAGTAGAACCAATTCTGATGGTGCTTTGTATGATTTGTTTTCGTTTGGTTGTATTCAGTTTTTCGCAAGATTATCGAATTTATTTTTAGTTGATAGTTATGACTTATCAGGTGGCGGTAGAGTTATGGCAACGCAAACAACATCTTTAGGCTTCTTTCAATTAACAAGAACATTACCAACAAATAATGCAATTTATTATAACGGTTCTTTAAAAGCAAGTGTTTCAAATACTTCAGGAATTTTAAATGTTGACGCTTTATTTTTGGGTGGTAATGGAGTCAGCGGTTCTGGTAGAGAATACGCGTTTGGGTCTATTGGTGTTGGATTAACTAATGCAGAAAGCATAGCGTTTTACACAATAGTTCAAGACTTTCAAACAACATTAGGTAGACAAGTTTAAAAATATAAGACATAAAATATGATAGCAAATTTAGAAAACATACAGATAATTTATTTAGAAGTTCCAGATACATTTATTTTTGAGGGTGTACAAACTGATAACTATAAAAAAAGTGAAGAGCATTATTTGCACGGTTGGCGAGAGGTTGTAATTCCAACAATTACAACTTATCAAAGATTAAGTGAAGAATACATTTTAGTAGGGGACATTATTACAAAAGAAGTAATTGATTTTACTGCTGAAGAAATAGAGGCTTATAATCGTAGTTTGATACCACAACAAGTACACAACC